CCGATGATGGGCGAAAGGTTGTGAAAGTGGGTATTAACTTCTCGGAAAACCAGCGAAGTATAGAGGATTGGGTGATAGAATAAATGAAATAGAAGAAAGTTGGTGACATTCATCAGGTGTATGTCACCACACTATATAGATAAAAATATATCTGAACTAGGGCGGTAACTCGATTTTTTAGGTAGTTACCGCCCCATTTCAAGCATGTTTTGTTCTTTTGTACAGTCGCAGAACTTAGATAATCACCGCTGTTCCACTGCATGTTACCATCAGCATGGAACCGCTGTTGCCCACGGTTTCGTAATCCAGGTCGATGCCCACGATGGCGTTACAGCCCAGGGATGCGGCACGGTCGGCCATCTCTCTGAGGGCTGTATCCTTAGCCTCGCGGAGGGTGCTTTCGTAAGAACCGCTTCTGCCGCCGATTACATCACGGACACTGGCAAAGAAATCCTTTACAAAGTTGGTGCCGATGATGGTTTCGCCGGTCACTACGCCACGGTATTCACGGATAGGGTGGCCTTCTATGGTTGGAGTGGTACTTAAAATCATAACGTATGTTCTAAATAATTGAAAATTAAAAACTTATGCAGACTGCTTTTTTCTTGTGCAGTTTTTATTCAGGTTTTTCACGATTTCGGGCGTGAAGCCAGTCGCATAGAACTCCCCAGAGCCAAGGAGCAGCCAGTATGGGTTGATGTGGTAGTCGCGGACTAAGAACTGAACCCATGACGGACGGAAACGACCGTAGCACTCTGTAGGCTCGTCTCGCAGTGACATGGTGTTCCAGCGGTTGAGACCGTATCGGTCTGTTATCGTCTTTAGACCGCCAATGCAACCATCAGCCTTCAGGCGGTCGATGGCAGAGAAGAAGCGCACGACTATATCCACATCAGCGGACATCAGATTTTTATCTTCCATATTATTTTATCTTTTTGTAGGCACGACCGAAAACGCTTTCCAGCCTTGCCCGATGATTATTCAATCTTTGCGACCAGTCTTGCAACTGAGCCAGCGTTGGACGAGAAGTCAGCAGCCCATCCACCTCGGAAGGGGTGAGCACTGGCAGGTATTTCTCGTAGGCGAGAAGAACGCTAAGATACTTCATTCAAACACGAATTGCCGAGGTTGTTTCTTTCTTTTAATTTCATCAAAGCCACCTTTGGCAACATCAGCTAGACTTTTGTAGGTATAGAATGATGAGGATGGAAGAAACCCTTTTTTGTTTTCGATGGTAACACCTTCTGCGGATGGGATAAAGAGGAAACCTTCTACCTTTCCAGTTGTTACCTCGTTTCCGTCAATCGTGTCTTCAAGCCTGTAGGTCCTACCCTTTTCTTCACCTTCAAGTGAGACAAGAAATTTGAGCGTTCTTTGCAGTTCGTTTCTTCCACGAAACCTAAGATAGAAAGATTCAATCATCTTGGCTGAATTAACATTGTTTATCTGCCAGTAATACACCGTGTCTTTTTGCGGCTCAAAAACGGTGTAGCTAATAACTGGAGAAACGTCATAACTCCTAGATAAAAGTGTTTGCGAACGCACACCCACGCACGCAAGCGCAAGCACGAATAACATTATTATCTTTTTCATATTACTTTTCGTTTAAATGATTAATATTTCTTTCGTAGAACTCATTCCAAGCCTTTTTCTTGATGAAGATGAAGAAGAGAAGCAGCCCTAGGGCGACCATCAGCAGATGGAGCGGATGGCACAAGACACCGAACCCGAAGGAGCGCTGGAAGTCGATGCAGAACGAAATCAGCACTCTGTAGGTAGAGAACGCCCGATGAACCCAGCAGAACCCATAGGCTAGACTGACGATGATCCAGGCGATGAAGCCGAAGAGCGAGCAGTCGAATATCCACTCCGTGAGTTTTACCCGAATGCCGAACGAGAGCAGGGTGCAGTGCACCAGCATCACAAACGCACCCACTGGAGGGATGATGCCTATTATCAACCTGCTGGCTTTCCATAGCCAGCTTTTACCGAGAGCGGCAAGAAGAACCTTCTCCTTCCGCTCTATGAAATCCTCATCTTTCATCGTTACTTAGAATTTTAGTTGATATTGTACCTGGGCGAGAACTAAAGTTCACGCAGCCATTTCTGACCCGATTTAGTCTTAGACCAAATTACGAGACTTGTGCCGATAACCGCACCGATGAACATAAATAAAGTTGCTAGTTCCATATTCTAAACATTTAAATTGTTATACTTCATTACGTTATTAGCAAAATAAGCGAAGGCGCACGATGCCATGACCCCGAAGACGATGAAAAGGACATTATACAATCCTATATCATCGCCAGTAATCAATGGAGAGAAACCACCGATACCCGTTCCGCTTATAAACAGATTGGAGACGCCATACAGATACGTTGCAAGCAGCGTCCTACGGTCGTGCTCTTTAATTAACTTACTGACCATACCTTATAATTCACGCAGCCACTTCTGACCTTTCTTTGATTTCAAGAAAATACCGAATGCAATGGTCATTCCCAATGCCATCACGTTAAATAACAAAAAAGCATCCATAGGCTAAAGCAAGTTATTTTGTCTAAGCCATTTTTTGCCGTTTCCAGTGAGACAGAATGCGAGGAACACCATACAAGGTACTCCCACGAACAAGAAAGCTAAATATACTCCCATAATTTATTTCTCCTTTTCCTTTTTGCCCTTTCCATCCTTTTTGTTGCTGAGTATGAGACCCACGACCAGGCAGAGGAAGGCTAGGGCGATTCCAACTATATAAATTAATACTTTATCCTCGAAATCCTTGAATAGCGAACTAATCACGACACCAGTCAAGATGTATTTCGACACATCAACGAAGTACGAGCCTAATTTTTCTATCCACATTGCGCTGCAAAGTTACTAAATTATTTTTGTCCCACAATGGCAAGCAGGGTTTCAACTTGCTTTCGCAGGAAGGAATTTTCATTTTCGAGTCTTTCAACTTTTGCCATCAAAACCGATTCCAGTATAGTTGAAGGCTTTTGTTCTTCTGAAGGCTCAGGTTGCTCTAAAAGAAAATTAGAATCAGTCCCTATCTCCTCTTTGTACTTTTGAATTACATCTTCAACCTTTTGGGCAAAATCAAGTTTGACACTTTTTGCTCCTAGCCTTCCACTTAGATTTTGAGGGCTAGTCCCCAAAGCTGCGGCTATATAATTTAGAGGTATTCCGTATGATTTGATACGTCTTTTCAGTCCCTCTCCAGTTACGCAATAATGCATCTTTTCGTCAATCATTACTTGCTTTATTTTGTCAGGTATTGGAGGAGCACATTTTGAAACCGCATTTTTGACCCTTTCGACAAAATCGGCACTAACTCTTTCCTTTATCATCTTTGAACGAATGTTTTGTGGACTGGTATCCAATTCCCTTGCTACATCGCTCATTGTAAGCCCAGAGTATTCAACATACCTTCTTAGCTCTAAACCAGTCATACGCTACCACTTATTTTTGTTGATAATTGCGCACGAAGGAACTTGATTTCCTCGTCCTTATCTGAAACCATCTTTCTAAGCAGTTCTAACTCCCTAGCCAAGGCATCGGTTGGGCTGATAGTCTGCGTGAACCCTTTACTATTCGAAGCATCAATGTTCGAGCCGATAATTCCTGCACCAACTTCGGATGGACTTGCAACCGTTGGAGCGAACATCGGTTCGATACCTTTTTCCAGCCAGTCAACCGAGACGTGCAGTGCACTGGCGATTTTGTAAATTACACGGTCGGAAAAACTTGCTTTTCCATTTATGGAGCGAGATAGATTTCCTGTGTCAATACCAGCCATTGTCGCCATTTTATTGATGGACATTCCACTTCTTTTGCGAAGAAGTTCAACTCGCTTTGCTATTTCCGTATTATTGTATTCTTTTGTAGTCATACATAACTATGTTTTAAATAATTGTAAACAACATTAAAAATACATTAAAACATTATGTATATCTTTGTATATTACAAAATGTTTTTGTATTTTTGCAACCGAATTACATAACGAGTTTAAAAACTCTTTGGCAAAGATAAACAAAATAATTTAAAATACAAAGGAAAATGGGAGAAAATTTTAATTATGATTTTCGGACACCGTTGCAGAAGCAGCAGGACGAACGAAAGAAGAACATCATAGCGATGTTTGCAGATTTCCGAGCAAAGGCACCTGCCGAGACCTCAGACAGCAGAATAATGCTCGCAGTTTCACAGCGTGTTGGTTGCACCCAGCAGAACGTGCGTGTTATCCTCATCAAGGCTGGATTGATAACACCAAAGAAGAGACGTGCAGCCGTGCGCAAATAATCAAGTAGAACCAATTTAAACATTCAGAGCGTATGAAGAAGTTTATCGAGATTATCACAAGTGACGAAGTATTATCCCTGGCAGTTGCCATCGTATTAGTAACTTTAATTTTTTGGAGGGCTTAGTTATGACGAACGAAGAACCAAAGGTAGCTGACGCAGGCAGATACACCATGACAGAGACCTGCAAGGTATTGGGCATCCATCGCAACACCCTGCGCAGATGGTTGCAGGCTGGTAAGATTAAGGTCAAGTTCCGCAGAATCGACAACCGAAAGGTTTTCGAGGGCAAAGAGATTAAAAAAGTCTGGAGGATTGCCCTATGATGAATGCCTACGAAAAAGCGAAGCAGCTTACCGCCAAGTGGGAGCAGGAGCGAAAGGACAACAAGCGACTGGCAACCATGAAGGAAGCGGAAAGACGCATTCAGGTAAGGGAGTTCGACAATATGCTTTGTCTTTCACTAGACGGAGTTCCGGTGCTCCCGATGAGCGAGTTCAACAAGCAGACGCTTGCGGACGCACGTCTGACATTCTTCAACTATCTAAACAGACAATAATATGGTACCGGGAATTATCGAGGAGTGCAGAAGTAAAATGTACGATGCCATCTGGCTTGAGTTAGACCGTGATCCACAGCGAACAGCGGTTGCAAGGATAGACATCAAGACCAAGGCAGGCGGCATCTGTGTATGGTGCGACAGAACCGGGAACGTTGCGGTCGTGACGCACAAAAACAACAACAACGACAGCGAGCGTCTGGAGGAAGCTATCGAGGGCTGCGTTGATTATCAAGACGTGATGGACGACTGGCTGGAGGAGAATAGCCAATACGCAGTCCAAGACCCGATGGACGCCTTCGAGGAAAGCAGGCTCGACAGCCTTATGGCTCAACTGTTTTGACCACATAAATTTTTGCTTAGTTTATATTCTGAAACCCCTGCAGCGGCAGGGCAAAGGGCGCACGCAAAACTCATTTTTCAAGGTTATCTAAAATTAGTTGTTTTTACCATGCAATATGCGGAAACGACAGCGTGCGCCCTGCAACGGAAGGGCATCCACCAGCAGCAGGCAAGGGTGGTATAGCAATCAACTGGGGTTCGAATCCCCAGCCTTCCACTAGAGTTAATTAAAAGATTATGTTGAACAATAAAAAGAACGAATTATGGAAAATGAAATTATTCAAGTAAGCGGTGGAGAAATGCTGGAAGCTATCAACCGCTCGGAGATTGACGGACAGATTTCCACTGCGCACAAGTTCCCTCGAGACATCATGCAGTGCAAGCAGAATATGGTAGCATTGGCAGCGATGGACGATGATGTAGCATACAACTGCTTCTACCACCTAGAGCGCAAGGGCAAGGATGGTCAGGTGTCGGTTATTGAGGGTCCTAGCGTGAGATTTACAGAAATTATTTCTGCATGTTGGAAGAACCTGCGCATCGCGGGTCGCATCATCGCAAACGATGGCAAGACCATTACAGCGCAGGGCGTCTGCCACGACCTCGAGAGCAACGTGGCTTACTCTGTAGAAGTGAAGCGCAGCATTCTGACCTCGAAGGGGTACACCTTCTCGCAGGACATGCAGGTGGTAGTTGGCAATGCAGCCGTGGCGATCGCCCAGCGTAACGCAATCTGCAAGGTCGTGCCGCAGGTATTGATTGCAAGCGTGGTAAAGGAAGTGCAGGCGAAGGCACTGGAGCACATCAAGCAGACTGGCGTACAGAGCCAGTGGAAGAGCTGCGTAGCCTGCTTCCAAGTGTACCAGGTAACAGACCTTATGCTGCTGGAATACCTGGGCAAGAAATCAGCCGAGGAAGTAACGGCAGAGGACATTCAGAAGCTGGCTGGTGTGTACAACGCCATCAAGGAAGGTACGACCACAGTAGAGGAGACCTTCAAGAAGCCAAAGCAGCAGGAAGCCATCGCACAGCAGGCGCAGGCAGCAGCCGAGAGCGCACAGAAGAAGGCTGAGAAGGCAATGAGCCGCAGCCAAGGAAAGACTGGCACAGCAGCTAAGAAGTAGTTTAGTTTATAATGTTATAGCGTTTCCCAATTAGCCGCAGGGCAACCTTCAGGGTGGGAACCTGACCAGATTATAGGGAACCTGCGGCAACTTTTAAACATTCAGTAAAAATTATGGCAGAAAAAGAAAACAATCAGAAACACAAGAGCACCATCGACAAGTACTTCAAAAGAACCACAGATGGTTTCAAGGCATGGGCAGAGGAAGACGAGGAAGAAAGAAACTACCTGCTTGTTGCAATAGAGCCGACTGGAGATGTAGACGAAGACGGAAACCAAGGATTCGATTTCCATATTTCCTACCACGGTAAAGCCAATTCCCTCGCGAGCGGAATTGGTCAAACAATGCAAAAGGAGGAATTCCTTCGCTCGGTCGTTCTTGCAGCAGCTAGAAAATTCTTTTTTGATAAATAAAAACATTCAGACAATGAAACAGATAATTAAATACAAAAGCAGAGAGGAGTGGTTACAGAACCGCTCAAAGGGAATTGGTGCATCAGAGGCAGGCACAGTACTGGGACTGAATCCGTGGGAGACCCCATACCAGTTATGGAGACGCAAGAAGGGCATCGACCCACCAAAGGTTGAAAACTTTGCGATGGTTGCAGGACACCTGCTGGAGGATGCCGTGGCGCAGTTCTTCAAGCGAGAGAGCCACTGCCACATCATCAAGGCGAGCACGGACGACTACACCATCACGAACACCGATACTCCGTATCTGAGAGTAAGTCCAGACCGAACCTTCTGGAGAACCGGGGCAACACACAACGAAGCAAGCAAGAGCATCCTCGAGTGCAAGACAACGCAGATGCAGATAGATGCAGACGACCTTCCGAAACATTGGTTCTGCCAGCTTCAGATGAACCTCGGAGTGGGAGAATACAAGGATGGAGCACTTGCCTGGCTGACAGCAGGCAGGGAGTTCGGCTACCGTGACATCGATTTCGACCCCGAGTTCTTCGGATGGATGAGGGACGAGATAACCAAGTTCTGGCTTGACTACATCGTGGGCGACCAAGAGCCGCCAGCCTACAGCGCACAAGACGTTCTTTTGAAGTCGCCAATGCACAAGGCAGGAAAGGAGATTGAAGCCACAGCCGAAATCGGGGACATGCTCATCGAGTTGAAGGAAATCAAGGAGAAGGGCAAGGCACTGGAGAACCGACAGAAGGAGATCGAGGACAACTTGAAGCTGTTCTTCGGGGACGCAGAGAGCATCGTGGACGGAAACGGCAAGACGCTGGCAACGTGGAAAGCACCGAAGGCAAGCGAGAAGTTCGATGCAAAGGCTTTTCAGACAGACCATCCCAAGGAATGCGCTGCCTACATCAAGCAGGTGCAGGGAGCACGAAGATTGCTCATCAAGTAAAGGCAGGGCTTATGGCTAGCATTTCTATATCAAAAACCGACCTAAGGAATATAATTTCCCAACTGGAGAATTATATTTCCCTAGGTGGGGAAGTGACAGCACCGACCGACACAAGCCAGCGGAACAAAATCCGTATGGCTACCGTGCTCAAACGGAAGCTGGAAAAGAAATTATCATTATCAGAATAAAATCATGAACGATTCATTTATCTTATACACATCATACTACGCTCTTATCGAGGGGCTGACCGATGAACAACTCGGACAGCTGACTAGGGCACTTTTCATCTACGCAAGGGATGGAAAGACAATCAAGCTAGAGCCAGTTGTAAGGATGGCTTTTTCATTTATCAAAGACAACATCGATCGCAATTCGGACAAGTATCAGAAGAAATGCGAACGCAACCGTAAGAATATCAGAAAGCGGTGGGAGAAAAAGCATGCGGAAGATACGACCGAACGAAGTGATACGACCGAATACGAACGTATACAATCGAATACGACCGAATACGAACGTATACAATCGAATACGAACGTATACGAAGAAAAAAGTCGTATACCTTATGATAATGATAATGAATATGATAATGATAATGAATATGATAATGATAATGAATATGATGTTTCTAAAGAAACAGATAATATATTAGAACCTTCTAAAGAAGCTTCTATGCAAAGTTTTTCCGAGAAAAACGTTTGCGCTGCAGAAGAACCGCAAAAAAGTTCTGAGAAGAAGAAATCCAAGAAAGGCGAAATCGACTACGCAGCCATCAAGGACTACTGGAACGAGCAGCACGACAAGACCAACAGCGCAATGCGAAGGCTGACGCTGATGACGGAAAACCGCAAGGAGGCAATCAGAGGAAGGCTCAAGGACTGCAAGGGAGATATTTCCAAGATTTACCTGGCAATCGACAAGGCTATGGCTAGCGACTATCTGAACGCAGGGCATTCCTGGGCATCGTACGACTGGGTAATGACAAGGAAGTATTTCCCGAAGGTGCTGGAGGGCAACTACGACAACACCAAGCCAGCCACAAGCCAGCAGCCGCAATCGACAGCAGCCAGGGCGCAGGATCCAGCGGCAACGGCAAGACCGAGCATCGGGGAACTCTACGAGCAAGCCAAGCACCAGCAGCCAGCGAGCCAGCAGAGCCAAGACAGCAAGTTCCGGTGGGTAATCCAGCAGAACCTCGAAGACTTGAAGAAGAACCCGAACAACAAGCCTGCCAAGGATTCGCTGACAAGATACTACGAACGTGGAGTTCTACAGCGGCTTGGTATTGACTGGAAGCCCGAAAAATAACGGATGAGGGCAAAAATAGCCGCTCTGGGACGTTTTTACGCTTCGGGGCGGTAAGTTATAAGGCAAACAGATTTTAAACACTTAAAACAAGAGAATTATGGCAGAATACAATAATCAGAGCATTGACATCGACCTTGAGGATATGTTCAACAATTTATTGGATAAAGACCAAAAGGAATTTTTGGTCGACATGTTCAGGAACTTACCAGGAGAAGAAGAAAGAGCGGACGTTGTAGAGGATAATATGTGGTATCTCGAAGACGAAACTGCTGCCGACATCATTACCGACACCTTCGAGAGAATGAGCAGTTCAGACCAAAAAGAGATTGCCGAGCGCATCGCAGACGCACTGACATCTGAGCAGCGTGAAGCACTTGCCGAGTACATCAAGGAGGGATAGATATGGAAAAAGAAGTAATTGTAATTAATGAACCGAACGAGATATGCAAGGATTTTGTGGCGGGCACATTGCTGAACGTTAACGGTAGATTATTGAAAGTAGTGTCGGATGATGATGTACCTGAACAGCAGAATACTTGCGATATATGTGCTCTTGATACTAAAGGGTTGACAGAATTTTGCCCTTGTGCAAGATGTAGCGATATTCACTTTATAGAGATTGAAAGCCATGAATGAATTATTTTTCCACGAATGCAGAGCCGCGGGGCTCGTATTCAAGACATCGAACGATTGGTTCAAGTGGCTGACCGATAACAGCTACGACATCAAGAAGCCGGTCGCAGAGCATGAAGGCTTCAAATACAACATCAAGGATGTTTGCATCAATCCGCACGTAATCGAGTATTCCGTAGAGGGTTCAGACAACTGGGGATGGAAGGTAATGACCGCCAATACACAGTTCGGCTGGATATGGGGCTACAGCATTCAAAAAGGGAAGCATTGGTACGACAGCCCGGCAGGCTACCCGAGTAGATATGACGCTCTCAGCATCTTCTACGGTAATGAGAAAGAAGCTGTTCAAGACGCTTTGACCTACATCATCAGATACCTCGAGGGCAATGCTGGAACCAAGAACATCAACCTCCTTCTCTGGGCGGCAAAGAAGAAGAGGGCAGACATCATTCATCCACAGATTGAACTTTTTGGAAAGGAGGTGGAGGGATGAAAATATCAGCATTTATAAAACTTCTTGAAACTCACAAGAAACAGTTTGGTAATATAGATGTTGTTGATGACTTGGGGTATATCACAAATGACCTTGTATACAACGAAGAAGATAATTCTTTGATGATAGTTACAGACACATTCAGAAAAGTAAGAAGAAATGAAAAAGATTGAAATCATCACAGATGAACACCGACATCACGTATACGTTGGCAACACCGATTTCTGGCTCAATACTCAGGAACTGTTGGAACTTTATTTTAAACTCGGACGAGTGAAGTTATAAACAATAAAAACATTCAGATTATGAAAGTGAGAATAGCAAACAATAAAAACATTCAGACAATGGAACAGAAAGATATTGATATTTATGAGATTTTGAAGGACGTAGAGCTTGCTACGGACTCGGAAAAGCAGCAACTCTTTGATGCTCTCGCAAAGGAAGGCAAACGCTGGAATAGTGAGAAGAAACAGATTGTGGACTTGAAGCCAGCGTTTGAAATCGGCAAACTCTACGTTTTCAACGAGGACGATGAGGACGGAGAGTTGACAATCATCGGAGAGCTCATTGCCAAGAACGAAAGCGAAGATACGCTGACATTCGGCAACCAGTACGAAATCGAGAACCAAAAGTTCGTGACCGACCAAGCCTTCGACCTGCGTATCAGCGTACACGAGGAACTTCGAGAAGCGACAGAGAACGAAGTCGAACTGTTCAACAAACATTACGACATCTGGAAGAATGGGAAGGAAGCGATGGAGCAGCCAGACTTCAAGCCTTTCGACAAGGTGCTGGTGAGGGATGGAAGCGGATTCAAGTGGTTTCCTGCGTTATTTATTCGTGACCGTGGAGAGAGTTTCACGAATAGATACAACGTATTACCTTTGCACACCGGAAAGCCAGCAGATTTCTTTAGCTGCATCCCATTCGAGGGGCACGAGAATATCGCCTTCACTTCCTACGACATTGAGGATTTACCATTCTAGGACGTATGGCGAGTGAATTATGTAAGGCTTGCGATGCCGGGCGAAACTGCATAAATGGCATCTATTGCCCGGCACGCAAGCAATATGTAGAACATCAGGTAATACTTGAATGCAATGAGCGATTTCGTAACAAGGGAGAAGAACAGAACGTACTACCAGGAGCACCGGGAACAGATCCTCAGAGCCACGAAGGAATGGCGAAAGAGAAACCGGGAAAAATACCGGGCGTATCAAAAGGAGTACTGGAGTAAGCACTACCGGAACTACGGTACGAAGAACCGGGTAGCCGACAGAGCGATGCGTGAGAGGAAGAAGCCGGACGTAGATAAGGCTCTTTCCATGTTCAAGAATCCGCAGCAGGCAGCGCATCTGGCATGGCTGCTCGAGAACAAAAAGAATAATCGGTCGTGAGTTCAATAATAGAGTTTTTAACCAGCGAGGACAGAAGGAGATAGGCTCTAATATCAAAACAAATAAACTTATAACATCTTGAAATTACGATATGAGAGCCGGAAACGCATCTCCCGAAGTCTGACAACAAACAAAGAAAGCGAGGTGGTACATGAAGAAGTAAGAAAAAGAAATCGTTAGAAATTATGCTTTTATTCATTCGGCTGGCGGTGGAAGAAGGAAGAACCCTGCAACATATACATTTTGTTATTCATTTATTTTGCAACCGCAGACAACTTCCGGAATCCCTGCCAGCTTTCTCTATCTCAACCAAAAAGAAGGGAAAGAAAGGGGTAGGGGAAAGATAGGGATAATAACGCATGTGCGCACGTATATGCGCACGTAAAGGGTGTTGGTTGATAAACCACACAAGCAAAACAAAATAAACGCTTATACGCGAAATTTGAACAAAATAAGTACTTTAAAGAAAAAATGAAATGGAAAAAGGAACAGTTATAATCGGAATCGACCCCGACATTCAGGAAAGCGGAGTTGGAGCAGTCTTTGACGACAAGAAGTTTCTTGCCTATAAGATGAACTTCCCAGCTTTGATAGATTACCTCAGAGCAATGAACGAGAGTTGCAAGAAGATTAAGGTCGTTATTGAAGGCGGCTGGCTCAACAAGAGCAACTGGCATGTGCTAGGTAAATTCATGACAGTAGTCAAGGCAGCAGCAATCGGACGCTCTACCGGAATGAACCATCAGACCGGAATCTTGATTGTTGAGTGCTGCAAACATTACAATATCCCCTGCGAAATTATCAAGCCATTGAAAAAATGCTGGAAGGGGAAGGACGGAAAAATCACGCAGGACGAAATTGCTTATTTTGTAAGCGCAGGACAAAAGTTGCCGAGAATGAACCAAGACCAGAGAGACGCACTTCTCCTCGCATGGGTCTGTGCAGGATACCCGGTCAGAGTGATGCCGAAGAAACCGCAGACAACCCTGCAGAAGACCATCCGAGCCTTTGATTGATAAGATAAAACGAAGTGTTGGAAAAAGTTAAAAGTGGGCAAAGAGCGAACAACTAAAGCAAAAAAGTAGTATCTTTGCGCCAGTGTTTATCAAATAAGCAGTATTTCGAACTTAAAACAAGAAGAAAATGAAAACAGAAGAAATCGCACTATCGAGGGTCAGCGAGAACGAAGCGAACCCAAGAGAGATAAGCCAAGCGAACTTTCAGAAGCTTGTGCAGAGCATCATCGTGTTCCCACGAATGTTGACCCTGCGCCCGATTGTTATTGATGAGACCTTCCATGCATTGGGTGGCAACATGAGACTGAAAGCCTTGCAGCACATTGTCACGATGGACGAAGCAGGCATTCAAGTGAAGCTGGATGCAGAGCAGCGTCTTTCCGATGATGAGCAATCCGCATTGATGGAGTACTGGCAGGGATGGCAGCAACAGCCAACAGTTACCGTGGTGAGCGCATCAGACTTGACAGAAGCACAGAAGCAGGAGTTTATGATTAAAGACAACCTATCCTTCGGTAACTGGGACTTCAACGACCTTGCGAACCGATGGGACAGCGCACAGCTTCAGAACTGGGGTATGCCAGTCTGGAACCCAGCACCAGTGGAAACAAGCAGCACCAGCAAGTGCAAGAAGAAAGGCAAGGACGACCAAGAGGGCGACCCATTCGCAGGGGAACTACCTCCTGAAATCGAAGGTCAAGACTTAACCCCTGACGACTTGCCAACGATAATGGGCGATGGCGTTTTGCCACGTGAGAACTTAATCATTCACTACAAGCCAGCCGATGAGCCATTCCTTGCCAAGCTTCTGGGAGTTGATCATATTGACCGCATCGTCTGGAACTTTGATGAACTGAAACCAAGACAAGAAGGAAAGGAGGAAGACAATGGAGAAGAATAAAATCGAGAACATCAACCTGCACGACCTGGTGGAGAACCAAGACAACCCACGCAGCATTGAGCCACAGCAGATGCAGAAACTCGTTGAGAGTATTCTGACGTTTCCAAAGATGTTGCAGATGAGACCAATCGTCTGTAATGAGAACCGAGTTATCCTCGGAGGAAACATGCGCTTCCGTGCCCTGCTCAACATCGAGCAGATGGAAGACGAAGCTATCAGGAACGCAATAGAAGCCGTTGCCGTGAAACTGACCGATGGAGAGAAGCAGCAGCTTTGCAGCCACTGGGAGAAGTGGAAGGCAGAACCAAAGGTCGAGGTCGTTATTGCTGACAGCCTATCCGAGGAAGAGACGGACGAGTTCATTATCAAGGATAACGTCTATTTTGGCAGCTGGGATGAAGAGAAGCTGAAGGGAGCATTTGACGTTGACGATATGCAGCGATGGGGATTGAACCCCTGGGAAATCCAGCAGGAAGCCACGACCTACGAGCCAGCAGAGGACGAAGAACAGCGCATCATCATCGTATACCGCAGCGAGGACGCACAAGCCGTGGCAGATATGCTGGGACTTGACGCAATCGAGAAGCGCAACTTTGATGTGGACGAACTCAAAGAAAAAACCGAATAGTCGGAAATTTAGCGTTTAAGTCGGAGAAACGTTTGAAATGGATAAACTATCCGCTCTGAACAATTCAATCCGGAAGAGACGAAATTTAACAAAAATAACTCGAATATGAGAAAGACTTGTGTTTTTATCATTGGAACCAACGCCAGCGGAAAGAGCACCGTTGCCCGAAAGCTGATAGAAAGCTTTGGTGGCATTGAGAGCTACAAGGACGGAATAAGCAGCACCAAGGATGGAGTTGCATTTGCAGGGCGATACGATGTTAAGTACGGAGGTGTTGACAATCTGAACGGTACGACCATACTTCGGGACATCGTGAAGAAGGCACTGGAGAGCACCGACTGCATCATTTGCGAAGGGATGAGACTTAAATGCTGGGGTCCGAACTTGACGCACGCAATGTTCAATGCGGACAGACAGATTGTAATCTTCTTATACGCACCACTCGAAGAAATCCAAAAAAGGCTCGCAGAACGGTCGAACGGAACGTTGAGCAAGGATATTATCCGGGGACAGCGGGAATCGGCACACTCGGCAAAGAAATGGCAAACTGCGGGTTGTGACGTTGTAGCGATAGACACCACGAAGCAGACAGCAGACCAAATCGCAGACTTTATCATCAACAAAATAAATTCATGAGGATATGGCAGAACATTATGGCAACACGCCAAGAATAACATACGAGTTTCCCGACTGCTCAATGCCAATGGCTTTTGACACTTACAATAATTGCAGCTTTGGCTGTATGTATTGCTTTGCTCAGAACCAGCGAGGTATTGGCAGCAAGAAAAAGGAATACCTGCACAAGGAGGTTAAGGACGTGAGCGTTGAGCGCATCAAACGAATGTTCATTGACCCCGACAAGCACGGTGGAGACTTTGCGCCATACATCAAGGCTCGCAAGGTTATGCAGTGGGGAAGCATGAGCGACCAGTTCGACAACTTCGAACGTAAGTACGGAACGACACTGGAACTTTTGCGCTTCTTCAAGGATATAGACTATCCGCTTTGCTTCTCGACCAAGGGAGCATGGTTCACCAAGGATGAGCGATACATGGACTTGATCAGAGGGCAGAAGAACTGGAACTTCAAGTTCTCAATCATCACCAGCGATGCAGAGAAGGCTAGAGTAATAGAGCGAGGGGTGGAAAGCCCACAAGCACGACTGGAAGCCATCGAGCGCATTGCCAATGCAGGGGCTGGAGGGGCAACGCTGAGACTGAGACCCTTCATCATCGGAGTGAGCACGCCAACGTACCTCGACCTTATCAAGGAAGCATTCAACAGAGGGGCTACAGCTTTGAGCACCGAATTCTTCTGCCTGGAAACGAGAAGCCCGACATTGAGGGAATTGTTGCCTACCATCAGCAAGATGGCAGGTTTCGACATTCTCGCATTCTACAAGAAGTACAGCGTACAATCCGGCTATCTGAGACTAAACCGCAAGGTTAAAGAACCGTTCTTCAGGAACATGAAGGAACTGTGCGACCAGCTGGGAATGCGCTTTTATGTATCGGACGCACACTTCAAGGAACTTTGCCACAACGGAAGTTGCTGCGGATTGCCGCCAACGTGGAACTACAGCAGGGGGCAGATGTGCGAAGCACTGAACATTTGCAAGCGCAAGGGATACGTGAGGTGGAGCGACATCAAGCTGGATGCAGAGAACCTTTTGAGGGCGAGACTGGAGAAGGCGATGAACCTGGGAACAAGAGAGAAGTACTCGAAGTATTACACGATGAGCGCAGCCGACTACATGAAGTGGTGCTGGAACAATCCGCAGGCAGCGCACTCGCCATACAAGATGTTTGAAGGGGCAATGTTGCCAGCTGACGAACGAGACAGCGAGGGAAACATCGTATACAAGTACAACGGAGCGAAATTTTAAATCAAGAATCGTATGCCACAAGGTAATAACAACAAACATCGAGCGCAGAAAATCGACATCGAGAACCGCCTGCAGATTATCGCACCCCTATACCGCAGAGGGTGGACGGAGCGAGAAATCACGGCAGAGGTTCGCAAACGGCTCGACAGACCGAAATACAATCAAGCGCACTGCGACATTCAGCGGCTATTGAAGGAGTGGAGGGAAGAGAGACTGACCGACACAGACGAAAAGATAACCAGCGAGGTGGCAAGGTTGAAGCTGGTAATACGTGAAGCCTGGGATGCCTGGGAGAAATCCAAGGAAGACTACCACGAAAAGACAGCGACCCAGCAGGGACAGCCAGTCTTAGATGAGCGAGGGAGGCAGGTTTCCATCGAGACCGTTAAGGCGATAATGTACGATGCCGAGAAGCGAGGATTCGGAGAACCACGCTACCTCGACATCATCATCAAGGCAGAAACGCAGATTTGCAAGCTGCTCGGACTGGATAAGGTCGTGCTCGACCTGAACGCAGGCTTCCAAGGCGGCATCGAGGTACGATACATCAACTCTGGACACCAGTGTGCATCCAGCGAGCAGGAAGTAATCGAGCGTGAAGGATTGGATAAAGAATAATTTTTTACCATAATTTTGTTTTAAGTTTTATTGTTTGTAAGAATGGCACTATTTGACGTTATTGGTGAGCTGTATGACCCGAATGCGGACGTAAAGCCAAGGTTCCTAGTGAACCAAGGAGGCACGTCCTCGGGGAAGACATACACCATCATGCAGCGTCTTATAGTGCTTTCTTTTGAGCATCCGATGGCAATTATCACGGTGTGCGGTCAAGACCTCCCGAACCTAAAGGTGGGAGCCATGCGAGACCTCGACACCATCCTGCACACAAGGGCAGAGTTGCTGGACTGGTTCAAGAACAACAAGAGCGACAGCAGCTACCGAGGAAAGAACGGCTCAATCATCGAGTTCAAGAGTTACCAAGATGCGCAGGATGCGAAGAACGGTAAGCGAGACTATCTGTTTGTTAACGAGGCGAACGGTGTGCCATACGAAGTGTTTTGGCAGCTTGCCATCCGAACACGTAAGCAGGTATTCATCGACTACAACCCAAGTGCAAGGTTTTGGGTGCACAACAACATCATCGGCAGGGATGATTGTAGATTGATCCTGAGCGACCACCGAAACAACCGATTCCTGACTGAGCAGGAACACAAGAAAATTGAAGAGATTGACGACCCAGAACTTTGGCGAGTATATGCGCGTGGACTGACTGGAAAGATAACCGGGCTTATCTTCACTAACTGGGGCATCGTTGACAAGCTGCCACCGCGTGAGGAGTGGAAGATGGAATGCAGGGGTATGGACTTCGGATTCACCAACGACCCAACTGCGCTGGAGCACGTTATATTGGCGCACGGAGAGTTATGGGTGGACGAAGAAATCTACCAGCCTGGAATGACGAACGATGACATCGCAGACCGATGCAAGGAACAAGGACGGACGAAACGAGACCTTATCATTGCGGATTCGGCAGAGCCTAAGAGCATTCAGGAGATACACAACCGAGGGCTGTGGATAATCGGCAGCACCAAGGGAGCGGACAGCATCAACAACGGCATCGACATCTTGAAGCGTTTCCGCATCAACATAACCAGACGCAGCCACGGCATCATCGGGAACATGCAGCAATACAAGTGGAAGAAGTCAAGGGATGGAGAGACAACGAACCAGCCTATAGACGCATTTAACCACGGCATAGACGCAATACGATACGTAGCCTTGAAGAAGTTATCCGTAGCAAGCCACGGAACGGCTAGGGCGCACGTATTAAGACAAAGATAACGACAAAAATATAAAGCGTATGGATAATAACACTACATTCAAGTACTGGCTGGCAGTGGCAAGACACACCAGCTATAAAATCGGCAAGCAGCCACGACCAGCTTTCGTTGGAGGAAAGCAAGTGCCCGACAATCTCAACCAGCTATCCATCGGGCAGCTGATAGACCTTTCTCAGCTATCAGACAGCGAGGAAAGTCTGTATCAGATAGTGACAACCGTCCTCGGTCTGAGCCACAAGGAAGTGGAGCAGGCTAAGGCGGTTGATGTTGTTATGCTCATCGGTTGGGTAACATCAGAGGTGGAGCGCATCAACAAGCTATTTGAGAGCACAGACACAGCGAAGCCAACGAGACTGGAGAAGGAGGCAGGCATCGATACCCTGCGGTTCGGACTGTTCGGCATGCTGGACTGGTATGCGGTAAGGATGGGCATCAGCGACCACGACCAAGTATTGAAGACCCCATGGCTTCGCATCTACAAGTGCATGGAGATGGACAACAAGAGAAGCGTGTACGAGAGGAACCTGCAGAAGTTGCAGGCAGAGGAAATGAAACGTAAATCTAGATAATTATGGCAACAATCAGAGAAACATTGAAGCAGCTGGCAGCAGACACGCTACCAGACTACACCTACCTATTCGAGGACTGGGACACAGCAGACACCAAACTGGAGAAACTGAACTATCCGGCAATCGTCTGCATCATTCCAGCCAGCGGCACGACAGAGATACGCAACGGCAGAGTATACGACACCGTGAACGTTGCCCTGGCTTATCTCGACACCGTACCGAGAGCAGCGGAAGGAGAAGACAACGGAGAGTGCATCGACCGAATGAAGGTGGCAGGGGCGAGGATGATACGAGCCATCAATCAGTCGCACCAGTTCGAACCGCTGGAGGGGCAGCAGTACTACGAGACCATCATCGAGCGGCTGAGCACGATCGTGTCTGGCGTAATGTACTCCCTGCAACTGACACAGAGAATAGGAGGGTGTGAGGTATGAGCAAGGGAGGTATTCAATTCGACCCCAAGGCGGCATCGCTCATCATGCGTGAGGAAGTGGAGAGAGCACGGCAGCTTATCATCAACCACATTCGTATCAACGGACAGAACGCATCAGGGCGAACGATAGCGAGCCTAAAGGTGGAGCAGCCCAGCGAGGAAGAAACCATCCTATGGGGACACAAGCCATTCGGAGTGCTGGAGACCGGACGAAGGGCAGGAAAGATACCATACGGCTTTGCTGGCATCATCCGGCAATGGATGAAAGACAAGGGACTGCACGGAAGACCTATCCCCTACAAGACCGACCGGGCACACAAGTATACACCACAAGAGCGTGGCGACATGAGCATGTCTGGAGCCATCGCCCACACCATCGCCAACAAGGGTTCGAAACTGCACCGGACTGGCGGCAGGGCTGACGTATACAGCAATGTTGTGCCCGACACGATGAAGCGGCTCGGACAGCGACTTATTTTCTTAATCCACCAGTCGGTGGGAAGTATCAAACTAAACAATGAGACGGTATGAGACAGACAGTGAACAACGGATATTCTTTTTTCTATCCCGATGAAGTATGCTTCGCCTTCTTGCCTTGCATCATAAGAGCGAGTGGAAGCAACCTATCGTGTATTGAGGTAATAATCAGATGGGGCAAAACGGAACGAGCCTACAATGTGGAGGCGTTCAACGGAAAGTGTATAACAGACTTCAAAGCATACGTGCAAGCCTTTTTCGATGGACACATCAATGCAGGCGTGGACTGGACGATAAACTATGACGTCAATAACTTATCCCAGTACATAAGAGTTGAGGTTAACGCATACGATGACAGAGACGGACAGCTTGCGAGCATCGAATTCACTACGAACGTAGTATGGGGTGCGCCAAGGTTCGGGGAGACCTGGAACGGCTACAAACGCCTTACGTGGTTCACCAACTATCCGTTCTCTTTTGGTATGTATTTAAGTAAGGCGGACACCAAACTGCTTATAGGTTACGAGGGAGCACCCAACAAGCTGCTTGAGATTCCGAACACCGACATGACAGACTTCAATGCAGCCATCTTACCAAGCGGTGCAAGGTACTGGAACATCTATGACTACGATGGAGAGATTCAGCAGGGAACGTTTGACAATACTTTCGACCTTACTTTCTGCCTATCTGCCGGTGGCAAGCAGTCACTATTGCTGCGCATCGACAGAGACGATACCGAGAGCGGCATCTATCTGCGTTGGATTGACCGACACGGATTCATTCGATATTGGCTCTTTGCGTCTGGTGAGGAAACGAGAGAGATTGCCAGCGACCTGAGTTTCATACGCAACAATCTAAGCGGATACAGCGACATATACGGCTACGTTGGCGACAGCGGAAGAAGGCAGGGATACGAGCGCACGGATTCAATCAAACTTTGTGCCCCGTTGGTTGACAGTGATACGTTCGATATGCTGCAAGACCTAGCGAGCAGCCCAGTCGTTGACATGTACCTCGGGGGAGACTGGATGCACGAGAAAGACCAGTGGACGAGCGTAACAATCAAGGCAGGAAGCTACACGAAGAGCACAGCTTGCTTGCAGGATTTCGTATGCGAAATGATAATCAATAACATTAACGTTCAGAGATTATGACAGACCAGCAACTTTATATAGACGGTGTTTTGATGGATTTGCCGGAGAGCACCGATGTGGTGCTCGACATTAAGAGCAACCTTTTTCGTGACGTCACGAAAATGACCTCGAACTACACGTACACCATCCAGCTACCACGGACGGTGCACAACCTTTCATTTTTGCAGCAAGCGGACAGACCGAAGAGCGGCAGCAGATACCCTTTTATTTTCCACCAGTGCAGTTATTTCCGTGGAGGCGTACAAATTATCAAGGACGGACGATTGAACGTTCTGAGCATCGAGGAAAGCATCGAGGTTTCAATCTACTGGGGTATAATGCCAGCGTTCACGAAGCTACTGGAGAGCGGAATGAAACTGAACGAACTTGGAGTGACAGACAGAGTGCTTTTTGAAAAGTACAACACACCGAACACAAGGGAGGAAGCTGTGAGCAAGGGGATATTCTTTGCTTATTACAATCCATACCGAATTGAGAGCAAAGATAACTTTGGTATTAATCTGGTGCAGAGGAATAAATATACCACGACACAATACCCGCCTAGCCGTGGACGCATCAGAACTGGCGCAGAGGTCGGAAATTACATCAGCGGAAATATAGAGAGCGCATCGGACACGATTTGTGCTCTCATCCCCTTCTTGCCATCATCAACGGCAAATGTGCAAGCGCAAGGAAAGGGCGATTATAGAAGCTATGCAGTACTGGATAAGTACATGCGGGTTATATCCGTGAGCGGAGAAGATGAGACGCTGGAAGTATACACCATCAGAGGAGAGGCTAGAGCTGCATACCTCGTAGTGAATGCACCTGCCGAATATTACAGCACTCTGTCGCTATCAGTTACCGGGCTGACACCTATGCACGAAATGATAGATGGCGATAATAAGGAGGATTTCGTAGGCGATGATGTGGCGGTGGATGAATATAAAACGTCCCCAAAATTCTTGCAGCCATGTGTGACCGTAAACTGGCTATTGTCAAGGATAGCGAGGAAGTCGGGCGTATCTTTCGTTTGGCAGGATGATGAAGCAAAGAAGATGTTGAACAACCTCGTTGTGCCTATAATCAACAACAAGGCAGACGACAAGACAATCATCGGTAATCTGACCGCAGACGTTAAGAGCCGTGACGGACTGGGAGCACTTTCCTTTTCCGTCAACAACTCATTGACGTCAGTCACACCAAGCACTGGCAGCAATGTACAGAAACTGACGATAACGAAGGATTGCGAACTGATCTTTGATGTGCAAGTGCAATACTACGTCAGACATCAGTTTGATGACGCAGCGGAGATTCAGTTGCCTATGGGCGTGAAAATGACCGTAACAACACCAAGTACCACCGGAGGTGAGGCATCCACGCAGGAATACGAGTTCGGAGATTTGAAATACGAGGATGGGCAGGTTAAGTACCCGGTCGTACTACGTAGCTATGCTATCGATGGCTATCTTTATTTGCTTTCGGCAGGGACAAACACTATATCGCTAAAGAAGGACGATGTACTGACGTTTGAGACTATCATGCACGGAATAAACACAGTCAACATGCCTTCCGTTTATGGCGGCAAAATCACTGCGAGCGTCAAGAGTGGGGACAGCGTTCCGATTGGTGGAAGTTTCCCTATCGGCAAGAACCTGCCCGACATCGAGGTAACAAACTTCATTAAGTTTCTAGCTTTGATAACTGGCTCGTTCCCTAGGCAACTGACCAACAGCACGCAAGTGCAGTTTATCATGTTTACCAGAGTTTGGGCAAACAAGGCGAACGCCTACGACTGGAGCAGAAAACTCATTCCGTATGACCGCCAAGGTGCACCACGGAAAAGCGAGTATTCCGTTTCAGACTTTATGCAACACAACCGCTACAAGTGGAAGGAAGACGAAGAGACAACCGGGGACTATGATGCAGACCTCGTAATCAGCAACCAGACTTTGGGCTATGAGCAGGACACATGGACGCTACCTTTTGCAGCCAGCGATGACAACCGCATACCGATAAGAACACTTGATTCTTTCGGCATGAAGAATGGTGGAGAGTATAAGGGATGCAAGGAGCGGATAATGACGCTAAGAGATGATAAGGAGCAAGCTGCACTTCGATTTGGTATTGACCTTCAGAACATATTCGATACGAAGTACAAGCAGCTTGCAGCAAGTATCGCCAGGGCGCACGTAATCACGGAACGGCTCAATCTGTCGGACTTGGATATACTAGATTTTGACGAAACGAAGCCAGTGTACCTTGCCCAGTACGGAGCGTATTTTGCGGTTCTGGAAATCAAGACAACAAACAGCGGATATTGCGAGGTTACAATGATAGAGTTGAACAACTAAAAAGAAAGAACTATGGTAAGTGAAGACAGACAGCAGATTCTTGACATCAAGGTCAAGTACGAGGATGCAATCTATGGCATCATCAGATACAAGGAAAAGATAGACCAGCTAAAGGCAAGCATCAAGGACTTGCAGCAGCAGGAAAAAGACAAGACCATCACGACCAACGAGATGAAGGTGCAGACGGAAGCCATCAACGCAACCATCAAGGAGTATCAGTACAACGTGCGCACCTTGCGGAAGGAGATCCAGAACAACGTGCGCACAGAGAACGAGCAGGAAGGCAGCTTGAAGCAGCTGCGTGCCCAGCTTTCCAATGCCACCAAGGCTTACGATGAGATGAGCCGTGCCGAGCGTGATAGTTCCAAGGGTCAGGAGATGCAGGAGCATATCCAAGACTTGATAGAGGAGCTGAAAGAGGCTGAGGAGGCTACTGGAAGATTCCAGCGCAGTGTCGGCAGCTATTACGATTCCATGATGAAGGCGGCTGACGACCTGCAGAACACCGAGTTTTTCGGTTTTGATGTTGTTGATGATACTGGAATCGGAAAGGTTATGGAAATGGGAAAGTCCGTGGAAGACCTAAAGGTAAAGTTTGGTGCGTTGAAAAATACGGCTCTTTCCTTATTGACCAACCCTTATTTCCTCGCTATGGCAGGTGTGGCAGGCGCAGGAATGGCATTCAAATGGTGGTATGACTACAACAAGGGATTGATGGAAGCCACACGACTGACGCAGCAGTTCACCGGATTGACCGGGGACGAAATGAAATCCGTGCGCAACGAGGTTCTTGCGGTATCCAATACATTCGGTTTGGAATTCACGGAGACGATGCAGTCTGCTAATACAATGAGCAAGGCTTTCGGTATTTCCGTTTCTGATAGTTTGAAGATTATGCAAGACGGACTGGTGAGCGGTGCAAACGCCAACGGTGAGTTCCTCGACACGATTAAAGAATACCCGAGATACTTCAAGGAAGCCGGACTGAGTGCCGAGGAAATGGTGGCAATATCAACGCAAGCGACCAAGGAAGGCATCTTCAGCGATAAGGGCGTTGATACCATCAAGGAAGGAAATCTACGACTGCGAGAAATGACAACCGCTACGGCTGCTGCGCTTGACGGAATAGGCATTTCTTCTAAGCAAGTTCAAAAGGACTTGCAGGACGGAAGCAAGACCACATTTCAGGTTATGCAAGAGGTGGCTAATAAGCTAAAGGAACTCCCACAATCAAGTTCCGCTGTAGGTAGCGCAATTGCAAACATCTTCGGTGGTCCTGGAGAGGATGCCGGACTTGCTTATATTGAGATGCTCGGTAATATCGAACTTAATATGGACAAAGTGAAGGCGAAGTCCGGGGATATTGCCAAGGCACAAGAAGACGAATTGAATGCAACCAAGGAATTGCAGGACGCAATGGCTTCTTTGTTTGATTATACCGGGGGTGGATTCGAGACCATGAAGGCTCAGTTGAGCACGATTGCAAAGAAATCACTTACGGCAGTTATCAAGGGAACAGTGAAGGCGATAAACTACTTTATCGATTGGTATAATAACAGCCTTCTCCTTCGAGGTATCATCAATGCGCTCGGCACAAGTTTCCGCTTGATGTGGAACGCAATCAAACTCGTATGCAATCTCGGAATAGACGCATTCAAAAGGATGGGCTTTGCAGCCAAGGGCATGCTTGATATTCTCGAAGGTATCGTGACTTTTGACCTATCCAAGGCACAGAAGGGATTCAAGGAAATATTCGACATTTCCGGCACTATCAAGGAAGCATGGCACGACATCAAGAACGCTGGCATAGAGATAGGCAATTCCTTCGCTGACGGATTCGAGAACACCGTGAACGGAAGGCTCGAACACATAAAGCTAGACCGCGTGAACGGTGGAGCGACCAGCAGCGAGCCAGTGAACGGAAGCAAGGGAACGACACCAGCAGCAGCCAATGGCAGCACTGCCAAGACCAAGGCACAGAGAGCAAAGGAGAAAGCGGAAGCTAAGGCAGAAGCCGAGCGCAGGAAGAAGCAGGAAAAGGAATTGCAGGAAGCGATTGCGCTTATCCAGTATCAGTACAACGAGAAAGTGATGGACGCAAAGAAGCGATACCTCGCAGGTATGTACGACAACGAGCGAGACTACAGCAACGACCTCGAACAGCTGGAGAAGAACATGGTGTCACGAAGCATTGACGCATACGTGGCGGCAGGGCAAATCGGAGCGGAAAAGGCGCAGGAAATGCAGGCAAAACTTCTCGACATCATGATAAAGGCGAAAGCGGACTTGAAGAACCAAGCAAAAGAGATTGTGGACGAACTCAACAAGGAGTTCGAGGAAGCAGAGAAGAAGCGAAGGGATGCGGACATCATGAACGGTGGCACTGGAGAGGAAGACGATGCAGCCAAGCTGGAGAGATACAAGACTTTCCTTCAGAGCAAACTGGACGCATACAAGGACTATGCTGCCGTGCAGGAACAGCTCCAGAAAGACCTGAGCGATACTAACGTGGAAATACAAAAGAATGAGAATGATAAAAAGAAGCAGTTGACAGAAGAACAACTTCAAAACATGAAAAGCTATATTTTGGCAGTTGGAGATGCTTTTGTCGATTTCTTTAATAGTGAAGATAAATCTTTTCATTCTTTTCTGAAATCTTTACTTAGCTCTTTGCTGGATGCCGTAGAGATAGCCATGGAGGCACAATACATTGAAATCCTAGGAAGAGGCTTAGCTAAACTCGGATGGGCAGGCGTGGCAGACGCAGCAGCGAAACTCGCATTGCTTAAAGCAGCATTCGCAGGAGCGAAAGCACTCGTCAAGGGATTCTCCACTGGTGGCTACGTCCAAGGCTCGGGCACTGGAACCAGCGACAGCATCCCGGCAAGGCTCTCAAATGGCGAGAGCGTAATGACCGCCAAGGCGACTTCGATGTTCAGCCCGATATTATCCGCATTCAACCAGCTAGGCGGTGGTGTTCCTATCGTAGTTAACAACGGAGGCAGCAACATCGGCATGGATATGCTGGCGGCAGCTGTAGCAAGAGGGTATCAGATGGCTCCTCAGCCAATAGTGAGCGTTGAGGAGATAAACCGAACTCAGCGTAGAGTGCAGACGATAGAGAATATCGGCAGGATTTAAAGTGTAGTTATTTATTCAAGATTTGCGTTCCGAGCGGTTTTCTCTTGAAGGTGGTAAAGTTACACACCCAAGGCAATAAAAGCCGCTTAGAACGCAAAATTTCGGCTTGTTTAGAAAAATTAACTGCTTATGAGATAAACATATTGAAAAATATCGTATCTTTGCAGCGTTTTTAAAACTTAAAAATCACGATTCAATGGCAAAACTCAGAATATACAACGACATCGACAGCCAAGACAACAAGTTCTGGTATCAATGGTGGGGAGGCGATTGCGTATGTTTTCAGGATATAGATGCTTTTGCAGCAAGCATACCGAAAGACGATGATTCAATCGATATGCGCATCTTCTGCAATGGCGGCTCGGTGGTTGAAGGCTGGGCAATCTACGACCGACTGCGACAGAGCGGCAAGAAGATTTCCTGCACCGTGGAGGGCAAAGCAGCATCAATGGCGACAATCATCATGCTCGCAGCACCAAAGGAGAGCCGCAAGGCATACGAGAACGCTGCCTTCCTGCTGCACAATCCGTGGGTTCCTGGCTGGGGGTTGGGCGACCAGCTGAGCGCAAAGGACTTGAAGAACCTGGGCGAGGAAATGCAGATGTGGCAGGATAAGTTTGTGGACGCATACGTAGAGCGGTGCGAGTGCGACAGGGAAGAGATACAGACCTTGATGGATAAGGACATCTTCATCAACACCAGCGAAGCATTGCGCCTAGGTCTTATCAGCAGCACCGTTGCACCAATCAGCGCAAGCGCATCGAAACGCAACATAGAACAATTCATTAATTCAAAACAACAAAATCCAAAAGCAATGGAGAAAAAGACAGAAGTAAAGGCTTCTCTCCTCGACAAGATTCTCGCTAAGTTGGGCGTGAAGACACTGGAGGAAGCAGAGAAGGCGGTGGCAGAGCCACAAGCCAAGGCAGAGCCAAAGGCGATGGAACTCAACACAGCAGACGGACAGACACTGACCGTTGAGCGTGAAGAGGGAGATCCACAAGTTGGCGACAAGGCAAGTCCGGACGGAACGTTTGAAATGCCGGACGGTAAGACAATTGTTGTCGAAGACGGTGTAATTACCGACATTCAGACCGCAGGCAATGAAGGCGGTGAAGGCAATGAAGGCGGTGAGGGCGGCAGCGCATCAAGCACCGACAACGAAACCGTAGCTAAGTTGAAGCAGCAGGTAGCAGCACTCAAACAGCAGTTGAGTGACACAAAGGCACAGCTGGCAGGCGCACAGAAACTCGCAAAGAGCAAGGAAGACATGCGCATCCTGAATGCCGTGAAGATGGCAGGCGGTGCGGAGAAGGTGCTGGCAGGCTACAGCAGCCACTACCAGCCAGCACAGCGACAGCCAAGCGGCAAGGGCGCAGGCGACAACGTGAACGCTGTCGAGGAAGGCAAGAACGCCATCAAGGAGAGACTTGCCAAGCTCCACAAAAAGGGCAAGAAGTAACCAAGTATTAACCCATTAAATCAAAAGAAAATAATGGCAGGATTTACAAAAAAGCAGCTTGAGAACCTTAAACTCGAGCCGGAAAACCTCGCAAGCATCAAGGATGCCGTGCAGGAAACCTTCTACCAAGATGAGGATTTTTCTTCATTCGTGAACATCATGAAGGTCAAGAACGATGACCCTATCGCACTTATCGGTGAGATGGAAATGGTCGGTAAGGCAGGTGGCGGTTGCGACCCTACCTACGAAGAGAAGGGTATCGCCAACTCTCAGAAGCGTTGGGAACTCGGACAGTGGGAGATTCCTATCAAGATTTGCTACGAAGCATTGAAGGGTTCAATCTCAGAATACAGCCTTAAGACTGGAACAGCCATTGGCGACCTTACCAGCACAGACTTCATGACCATCTACACCGATGCACTCCAGCGAGCCATGCAGCAGATGATTTGGCGTTTCGGCTGGTTTGGCGACAAGGCGGCAGCATTGGCAGGTTCAGGTGGCGGCAAGCTGACAGCAGGGTCGGACGTTAGCATGTTCAACGTATGTGACGGTCTGTTCAAGCGCATCTTTACAGCCACAGCGACAAAGAACCATACCACCATCGCAGCCAACAGTGAGGCTACGGCAGCAGCGCAGGTTTCAGCATTGCGCAAGAAGGGTGCAGCTACAGCAGTCGTAGACACTATCTTGATGGACGTAGACACACGTATCATTGACGACAGCGATGCAGTGTTGCTTATGACACGCTCGCTTGCTGACGCATTGACCTACGACATCAAGCAGACCTACCACGATATTATGCCGTGGGAGAAGGTGTTCGATGGCTTCGATGTAGCGACCTACAACGGAGTGAAGATTGCCCGTGTCGGCATTTGGGACAGAATGATTAACGCATACGAGAAGGGCGAGACAACAGTCAACCTTCCACACCGTGCGGTATTCTGCAATCCTAAGCACCTTATGGTTGGTACTGACGCTGACGCACTCATTAGCGACCTCGACATCTGGTTCGACCAGAAGGAGCGCAGAAACTATCTTTATGCTACCGGTAAGATTGGCACGGCTCTCCTCGAAGAGGACATGATCCATGCAGCTTACTAATCGCACCAAATTTTCAGTTTAGTATTAAGTTATTTTGACAATCCTCAACACCCACAAAACGGTGTTGGGGATATAACAATTTTAAAACGAATTAATATGGCAACAACTTGCGAGAGCCTTATCGCCCAGGACATCATCGTCCCTTGCGAAGACCAAGTAACAAAGGGACTGGAGGGCGATGGACTTATCATCAACCGAGACGACATCGACTTCACCAAGTCCGTTGTAGCGGGCAATATAATTAAAACATTAGTTTTGAAGACTGGCAAGAAAGCATACGCTATCCGGCAGGAAGGCAGCAAGCCATTCACTGGAACCAAGACAGAGCTGACCGTTGGCACGTATCGCAACAGCTGGAAGAATACCGTAGCAGTCGTGGTATTGGCAAACACACCTGACGTTTGCGCAAATATCATTGACGGACTGGCGAACGGAAAGTTCGTTATCATCCTGCGCAACCTCTCTAAGGGAGCGGACGGAAATGCAGAGTATCAGGTGTTCGGATATGCGCAGGCACTGAAGGCAAGTGCAGGCGAGAACGACAAGTACTCTGACGACACGGAGGGCGGCTGGCTTATCACGCTGGAAGAGGAGAGCGTACCAAAGGCAGCTTATTTCTTCTTCGACACAGACAGCGAGACCACGGCAGCCAAGTACGCCAGTCTGACAACAGCAGCCGTAGGAGGTTAAGCCATGACCTACGAGGAAGCAACAGCCAAGGTCGAGGAGTTGAAGGCACGTTTCGACAGTCCCTTTGATGCAACCGACAAGGCAGTTATAGAAACTCTATATTTCGAGGTGACACGCAAGCGGTTTGTACCGACAACCTGCCAGCAGTGTTATCACGATGCTCTGATAGAAATATATCTAAAACTCAAAAAAGAAAAGGCAATGACAAAAACATGTAATTACGCAATGAAGGCAGGTTTTATCATTTCCTGCCCGGATTTCTACCATGGTAAGATTTTCACTAACGAGAACCTGACCGACAAGGTAGCGCATGAATATCTGACGAAGTACCCACACATGGAAAGCTACTTCCAGAAGATACCCAGTGATGAACTCATCGAGAACAAGCAGCCGCCAGCAGGCAGCGACAGCGGTGCAGATGATACCACCGGGAAAGATCCTGCCGAAAAAGCAGCAGGCAGCGACAAGAAGAAAGACCTCGACCAAGCCGAGAAAGCAGGCAAGGAAGAGTAACAAAACAACAAGTAAAACGACACAAGCAGTATGAACGTTAAGACAGTTAAGAAGCCAAAGCGAAGGATTGATATTGGCTACGTCAGCCGATTTAAGATGCAGGCATACGGATATGATAATCTATATCCGCAGAACCTCGCACGCATCACGGAAGCCAGCGGTACGGCAATGCTGTGCCTTAACCGCTACGCCCGATTTATTGAGGGCTACGGCTTTGATAGCGACATTCTAGCATCGTTGGCGATGAACCCACAAGGGGACACGGCAGACGATTTGCTCCGGAACGTAGCGCAAGACCTTGCGAGGTTTGGAGGCTTCGCCCTTCACGTAAACTACAACGTTCTAGGGCAGGTGTCGAGCGTGAGCCACGTACCCTTCGAAAATTGCCGACTGGAAGAGACGGATGACAAGGGGAGCGTGGCGCACGTCTTGCTGCATCCAGACTGGGAGCAGAAGAAAACGAGGAACGGAAAGCGGTTGATGGTAAACGAGAAGACTATTGAGCGCATCAACGTCTTCAACCCCGACCCCGACATCGTTCTTGAACAGATTGAAAACGCAGGAGGCATCGACAGCTACAAGGGGCAGGTCCTATGGATGAGCCTAGACGGACAGTTTATTTATCCTACAGCCAGCTACGATTCAGCCATCACGGAGATTTCGACCGATGAGGGACTGGGAAACGTGAAGATGCGAAACGTCCGCAACAACTTCCTCGTATCGTGTATGCTCGTAACCAAGAAGGGCGTGCCTAAGTTCAACGAGGAAGGCGAAGAGGTGGAGAGCGGACAGATGATTTCCGATGAAGACCTTTTGCAGTTCCAAGGGGACGAGAACACAGCGAAGATTCTTGCGGTCGAGGTGGAGAACGAGGAAGACGAACCAAAGGTAGTCGCCTTCCCGACAAAAAACTTCGACAAGGAGTTTTCCGTGACCGACAGCAGCGTTATCGAGCGCATCTACGCACAGTTCCACCAAGAACTCTTCTACGCTATCCGCATCGGCAAACTTGGCTTTAGCGGACAAGTGATGCAGGACGCTTACGAATACTATGCTGGCGAAGTGACAACCGAGCAGCGATTCATCGAGCGAGCCTTCAAGAAGATTTTCAAGAATTGGCACGACCCAGCCATTCAGAACCTAGACCCCAAGCTACAGCCGCTAAAGTATATCAGCAGCGAGGTGGCAGGGAACAACACGATAGATTAATTGATTGAGCCTATGGGAGAGCGAAGAAAACAACTTATCACGGTTGATCAGTTCCGAAAACTGGCACGACCGACCAGCACACACCTAGATGAGGATGATGTGAACGCATACATTCGGGAATGCGAAGATGCGAACATCATACCAGCCATCGGGTATGAGCGGTTCAAGGCAGCGACCGAGCAGGGAGAGTGGGGCGATTCAGTATTGCCCGATTTCCAGCCTGCAACTTTCCTGGACGGTGGCGAATACACCACCAAGAAGAATGGAGATTGCAGCCAAGAAGAAACCAAGGTGCAGAAGTACACCAGCGGAATACGCAAAGCACTCGCTTATTTCACGTATGCGAGGCTTTTTCGTGCCGATGGCACAATTATAAGCCGAGCAGGTGGAATGCGCCACAGAGACGATTATTCAGACCATGTTAAAGATTTGTCGAACAACAAGCAATACAACGACATCATGGACATGGCAGAAAGATATTTATCCGATGCACTCGAATATCTCAAGGCATTCACCTCGGAAGGAGAAGTGAAACAACAGAGAGGGACGAGGGCGCACATTCACGCAATAGGCAACTAAAAACACATAAGACATGAACGAGGATATTCAAAAAATGCTCCGTATGGCAGAGCTGATACGAGATGCAACGCAGGTTGGAGAAAACACAGCGGTGCGTGTCGGCACGGAAATTTACGACATCGTTGTCGAGTTAAGCAGGATGCTTGCCATGATGGACGATAAACTGGAGAACGATGCGGTCGTTAGAATTATCAAGAGTGAACTCGCCAAGATAACAATAACGGAAGCGCAAATTGCGGATGGGGCGATAACGGCGGCGAAGCTTGCCGATGGCTCTGTAAAGAACAGACACCTAGCATCCAATTGTGTGACCTCAGATAAAATACAACCGGGAGCGGTCAAACACGACCATCTGACTGAGAACTGTATATCAACTGGAAATATTAGAGACGGCAGCGTGACAGCAAAAAAACTCGGCACGGATATCTACAAGGATATCGCAAACAAAGTGACCGACATCGTGACGAAGGACTTCCCTCCAGCAATCACGGAGGAACAGATAACAGATATTACTAGTAAATAACAATTTAAAACAATAGATTATGCAATTTTTAGACGCAATAGGACTTGCTTACTTTTGGGAGAAGATTAAGGACTGGGCTAATTCTCGTTTTTTTAGCAAAAAAGGTGGTGAAATTATGCCTGAAATAGGTTTGCATTATACGATTAACGGAGAACACCTAGGTATAACCATAGATGGTAATGAAAATGAAACTATAAACATTTTCGATGTGGATGAAAATGGAATGGAAGCTATAGCTATCGTGAAGACTGGTGGCACTGCAACCCAAGTGTTGATGGCAGACGGAAGTGTGAGAACTTTGAATGCAGCCAACGGCATTTGTGGACTTGATGCCAACGGAAGAATCCCGCTCGCACAACTTGGCAACCTCGATACATCTTTGTTCAAGTTGGTAACCAGCCTTCCTTCATCGGGCGAGAGTAACAAGATATACATCGTTAAGGACGGAAGCGATGCCAACGATGTGTACCAAGAGTATTACTATACCAATGGTGCGTGGGAAAAAATCGGTACTCACACCGTGAAGGTCGATTTAACGCCTTACGCCAAAAAGACGGAAGCGGTAATAAATATGGATTTCAGAGGTGTAGCATCCGACGGGTCATCTACTTCAAACACTTCAATTCGAAATCTTGTATATACACTAGGTGATGGGAGGGTGAAAGTAGCGGATGTACCTCTTGCTGAACCCAGATATACTGGGGGAAAACTTTATGCTGGTCAAAACGGCTTCATGAGAGCCTCCGATAAGGCTAAGCTAGATGGCATTGCGGATGGTGCAAACAATTACACCCTGCCTACTGCCAGTGCATCGGTGTTGGGTGGTATTCTTATAGGTTATGGTACAAGCGGTCGTAATTATGCCGTCCTGCTAGATGGAAGCGGTAAGGCTTATGTTAATGTTCCGTGGACTGATACAAACACCACCTATGACTTGTCACCTTATGCTAAAAAGGTTGAGACAGTTGACTTTAGTTCAATTAGACTAGAAAAACAGGCTATCGCTAATACACCAGAAGGACTGAAAGAAAAGCAGGTTATATTGTTTAGTTCTCTAGGTGATAAAGGTGGAGAAATAGTACTTGAAGAGGCTACATCTAATATGTCAGGCTTAATGTCCATAATAGACAAGAATAAATTAGATTCCATAGCTTTTGGTGCAACAGCAGACAGTGCAATAACTACAGCAGAGATAGATGCATTATTTTCTTAATAATAATTTTAAAAATTAATTAATATGAAGTTTTTAGATTTAAATGGATTAAACCATTTTTGGACAAAAATAAAAGCAAGTTTTGGCACAGCTATTGTTGACGATTCTCAAAGTGCAATGATTCCATTTGTTGCAAATCATCAAATTGTTAACATTAATACAGAAAGTAGAATCAACGTATATAATTGGTTTCAAAAGGCATCGAAAGGAGGCATCCTGGAGTTAATCGTTACAGGAAGATTTCTTGCGCATTACGTTTTGTGCAAAAAAGATGACATTAGTTATCTGTATCACAGACAAGCAATACAAGCAGGTAAGGTAAGTCTTGTTAACATTGACCAGTGGGTAGTACCCAATAGTAACGGTATGCGTTTAATTAAGGTGTATGACGATAAACTTATTGTTACATATTAAAATAATTTTAAAATTTTAAAATACACTATTATGAGAAAAAGTACTGGTAGAGCAAAACCAGTAACTCCTAAAGCAGGAGTTACTAAAACCTCAAGAAGATATGCTTGTGGTGGTAAACTTGAACTATAAGTCGCTGACTTTAGAAATTTAAAAGTAAGACAATATGAAGAAGAAACAATTACACGAAGCACTGGCTGTGCTTCTTACTAAATTATCATCGGCAAGGGACAATCCCTTGCTGATGGATAACTACGTGGTGAAAGCCTTGCGCACGGTTCTTTTGGAATACAAGGAATCGGGTGAGCTTCACGAAGCATACAAGGAGCAGATACAATCCACGCTGGAGAGTGACAACCCCTGGGTAGATATGATGATGAAGTCAATTGGCGCAGATCCTTCTATTAAGAAGAGCATGACCGATGAAGCCATTGACGGAATGATTGATTCTATGTTGGGCAACGATTAAAACATTTTATTATGAATGACAAGGAGAAAGAACTATGGCGAGTTATAGACAACGTAATCAAGTGTTGCGCTATTGAACTTCAGAACGGAGAGTTGAGTATTACGAGAGAAGAAGTTCTCGGCAAGTCGAGAGCAGAAAACCTCGTTATGGCACGATGTATGGTCGTTGAGTAGATGATACACGCGGGATTCAGCATAACGACCATTGCGACCGTTCTGAACCGCACCGTTTCAGCAGTGAGACATCTGAGCAAGATGTCTTACACCTATATCAGTACGTCTCGAGTTTATCGACTTGCCACGGCACAAGCGACCCTTCTAAACAAGGACGTAGAGCCGATTTGCATTTAAGAAACAAAAAGAAAATAACCAAAAGCGTTCTTTGACAATAATTCGATAAATACCCCTGCACTAACTTTTTGGAGCGAGCCATAAATCAGAGTAACTTTGCAGCGGATTCCAATATTTGGTTTCCGTAACGTAATTAACTCAAAATTTATGGCAGACACTATCGAGAAAGTTTATTGCACTGGGGACGGTGGCAATGACAACCTAGCAGCAGCGTTGCTCGCTAGAGGTAGAGACAATGATCCAGCGACTATGCTGGCAGCAATGAACGGTGGTATGGGTGGAGGTTGGAACAACCCATTTGCCTACATGATGATGTTGGGAATGTTCCGATTCATGTATGGCGATGGCTGGAACGGACAGAACGGCAACGTTCAGCGTTCCGAAATCCAGTCTCAGATTGACAGCCTTCGCAACCAGATGGCAGACAACCACAACAGCGACTTGTTGATGGGAGCAATTCAGGGCAACAACCAAGACTTGAAGACTTTGGCGGCTAACTTGAACTGCGACTTCAACGCATTGCAGGCTTCTGTTTGCGGCATTCAGGCAGGCATCCAGCAGATAAGCGGACAAGTCGGTTATTCGGCAGAGCGAGTAATCAATGCTATCTCGCAGGGTAACTTGCAGATGACCATTGCACTGAAGGACTGCTGCTGCCAGACCCAGCAGAACATCATCCGTATGGGCTACGAGCAGCAACTGGGACAGAAGGACATCGTGAACACCTTGCAGCAGAATTTCGCCTACACCAATACAGGTGTGGAGCGTGCGGCAAGCAGTCTCAGCAACCTTATCCAGTCGGTCGTTTGCGACTTGAAGACCTCGGGCAAGGAGAATACTCAGCGCATCGTTGATGTTCTGAACAACCACTGGGAGCAAGACCTTCGCATCCAGCTGGAGGACAGCAAGCGCAGAGAGCAGACTGGTTTCATTATCCAGCAGCTGAAGACCACCACAACCACCACTGGAGCGTAGGCGGTCTGAACAAAATCTATCAAGGGGCAACTCGCTGTTCTATCAGTGAGACCCCTTTTTTGTCTATTTATCGAACTATTTAAAAAGAGCGCATTATGGAATTTAAGAATATACAGAGAAATCACCCGGTCTATCTGCTAGACAAGCAGACGGTGGAAGTTAAGGAAGGCAAGGTCGTAGACAACCAGCCGCACATCAACACTGGCATCGCAACCATATCCAGCAGCGGACAGCAAATGCGAGACGTAACAATCGAAGTGGAGGGAAAGCAGACCATCTACACAATACCCGAACACCTCGGAGTTACCTTTGCAGGCGAAACCGTACTGGCAACCGACAAGGCAGACCTTTTGCCCGAAGTTGGGAAATTGGTAAATGAAGCCGATGAGATAATCAAGGCATACGAGCCAAGCAAGGAGCGGAAAGCCAAGGGCGAGGAACTTCTTGCAGCTTTGAACCCGGCAATCAAGGAGAAGCAGGAAACGGAAAAGCGTTTCAAGGCACTTGAGGGCGATATAAGCGGCATTCGTGGCATGGTTAAGCAATTACTCGACAAACTAGGATAGGAGGGGGCACAATGAAGAAAATAATCGTTTTGCGCCATTCTTGCGACAGCGAGGAAGAGCGACACCAGCACCAAGAGAGCGGCATCATCCACGGCTTACCATACGAGAAGGCAGCAAAGGCACTCATGGGAGCCAGTGGGTACGTGGCATACGTTGCCAAGCACGGCTACCATTTTACGAAGCAGCTAGCAATCAAGGCAAGCGAGCAGATGAAGAACGTAGACGGAACGAGCCACCGGTGGACGGTAGACGAAATCCGGCTAGCGACAAACAACGAGATAATCTCAAAGGGCACGACCCTCGGGGATATTCTCTATTTGGCTAATATGGCTTATGCGGACTTCTACCCGAAGGTAATCAAGACCGAGAGCGACTGCGTACAGTATGCTATTGCCGTAGCCAGTGATCCAGACGGATACGAGGGTATGGCATTCTGCAGGTGGACGGCAGACATCATCGGGAAGGGCGTTACCATTGACTGGGAGAAATTGGAATAAACCAAAAAAAATAAATTGATATGAGCGAAGTATTTCACGATTTTCAGGTGCACCATCTATATCTGTGCGCCCTAGTAATTTTTATCTGTTTCGCTACGATTCTGATAGCGATGACAATTGACTTGATAGCAGGCATACAGAAGGCGAAGGAACTGCATATTGCAAGAACGTCAACTGGACTAAAGAAGACGTGCGACAAGGCGAAGAAGTATTTCCCGACATTCGGTATTGCTTCGCTTATGGACGTGGCTACGTGCATTATCTCTCCCTTCCCTTTGTTCGCCATCGCATGGACGGTGTATCTGCTTTTGTGCGAGTTTAAGAGCATCCGGGAAAAAGCATACGAGAAGGCTGAGATAAGGAAGCAAGACCGCACGATGCAGGTGATCCTGGAGAATAAGGACGAAATTGCGAAGGCAGTTGTCGAGATAATGAAAGAAGAGCGGAAGAAAGGAGGAGATAATGAGGATAACTAGAGCGCAACTAATACAGGTAATGCCGAATGCAGGCAGCAGGGCAGACACCTATCTTCCAATCATCAACGGATGGGCAGAGCATTTCCGCATCAATACTCCTTTGCGAATGGCGCACTACCTCGCACAGATTGCCCACGAATCCGGTGAGCTCAGATATACCAAGGAACTTGCAAGCGGAAGAGCCTACGAGGGCAGGAAAGACCTAGGCAACACTAAGCAGGGCGATGGCGTGAAGTATAAGGGCAGAGGTCTTATTCAGATAACCGGGCGAGCCAACTACCGGAAGTATGCTAATTATTGCGGCTTCGATGTTGTGGGCAGTCCCGAACTCCTGGAGCGTTCTCTGGGAGCAACGAAATCCTCGATGTGGGTATTCGACACCTTCGGCTGCAACGAGTTGGCAGACAAAGACAACTTGAAGGCTATCCGCAGGAAGATAAACGGAGGCTACAATGGACTGGCAGCCTGCGAGAAGTATTTGAAGCGAGCCAAGGAAGCCCTAGAAATCAAGGTGCTTGCGTAATAAACATATCAATCTAACGTTCATAAAGTATGGAAAATTCAAGAAAAGGGCGAAATTTGCGTTCTGTGGCGTTATTTCTCGCCATGCTTATAATTACCCCACTTTTGATTTTTGGCTGTTCCTGCGCCAAAACAGCGCAAAATAACACAGTTTATCACGACAGCGAACACACCAGCGTAAGACGTGACAGCGTGAACCAGCGACAGATCCACTGGCAGGACACCCGGCAGCACGACAGCGTATTCAAGCAGGACAGTGTGCTTGTCTATATCAAGGGCGACACCGTAATCAAGGAGCGGTGGCACAATCTTACGACCACCAGATGGAAGACATCGACCAAGACGGACACCATCGTAGGCGATACCTATGTTTTCGTGACTGACACCGTAAAGGTCAAGTATTACGTGAACCGATACAAGACCAAGGAGGTAGAGAAACCAGCGAGCACATGGCATAAGATAAGATTATTCGCTGGCGATTGCGTATTGCTATTCATGGCAATCTTTGCGGCTTGCTGGATAAAGGAGCGCATCAAGAAGAGGGGTCAATAGGTTCAATCATAATATCAAATCTTTTTAAGGGCAGGAAGCGCAGGAGAGCGTTTTTCTGCCCATTTTTGTGCGAAGAACACTTTTCATTGAGAGAAAAGGGGTAGGGGATATGAGAGTTAGATAATATTCATTCTAGCTAATGCGTGCAGGTTATTATTATATAGAGCGTGGAAAACTACCCTAGAACTACCCTGACTACCCGAAAACGACCGAAAATAGCCATGCTTACGACATAAACAGCCAATAAAAGTTAAAATATTAATATCTTTCGGGAAAAGTTTTGGTGGAACCGAAAAATATTAATATCTTTGCATCGTGTTTAAGAGATAAGCACTTTGAAACATTCAGTAACTAAGCCCTAGGCAGCACGGTTAAGCCAAAGAAAATGAAAAAGTCAAATTCAAACATTTTAGAGTTCACTACAAAGTTCATCAACTCTAACTTCCGTATTAAGGTCTTCGGACGCACAGAGGATGGCAAGAAGATAAACACACTCGTGGGAGTAAGCGGAATTTTGAAGCTCATTGGAGCGGAACTTTTCAACAAGTTCATCAAGCGAGCATTAAAGGCGGGTCTGGACGCTTGCCGCTGCGCACTCAGAAGAGGATTGGTTGTAACACTGTATGCTAAGTAATCAAGGGAGGGCGAAGCTATGAAGAAGTATTTTGTAAACGGCAAACAGATTTCCGAGACAGAAGCAATCTTGATTGATATGGAGAATAAGAGATTGCAGCAGAGCAACAACATTGCAGACTGGGCAGGTATTCAATTTATAATTCAAAGATAGGAGGCAAGACAATGGCAAGAGCAAAATATTACATCAAAAAACAGGTTGAAGGCGAGGAAATCGAGGAGTTGGCAGACTTTACACGCAAGGACAAGGCAGAGCGATTCTTGAACGGCTTGTTTAAGGAATATAGAAAAACCGAAAATTTTTATCCACACTGGGTACGTCAAGGTTATTTCAAGTCTGAATTTGCAGGCTTCGGTATGAATTGCACAACAGAGTATTGGATTGAAAAGTATTAACCAGCAGGGCGCAAGCCCTGCACAATATATCAAGATATGATACAATACATTTTGAACGGCAAAAATATCCTTGGGACAGTTGATAGCCACATCGAAGACTACAGAACCAAGGAGAGAATGGAGGAAGAGTTTTCTCGAATTAAGGAAATCTTCAGAAACAACCCACACGCAGAAATGATGGAAGAAGGAGACCGACACTTCAAGGTTAAAATGGGTGGAGTGACATACAAGTATTACATCACTGAAAGAGAAATTTAAATTTGGCAAGATATGAAGGAATACGACAAGATACCAGCACAAGCAGTGGTCGAGGTAACGACCAGCTGGGGAAGAACCTGCCTGCGAGAGATTGGGCGAGACCTAAAGGAAGGCACGGTGCTCGATGGCTATTATTATCCGGTAAGCAAGGCTTTCGACTTTGATTGGAAGGGAGAGGGCGCAATGCTGTGGATCGGGGACAACGGAAGACTTGTCAGTCTTGGAGAAGGGCAAAAGCATAAATACATGATGCTTGGTCGTTTACTGTCCGATTGCGAGTACTTCCTTCGCAACCCATACATGCGTCACCTCTATTTCCCGAGCATCGCCCGACACTGCAAGGAAATGCGCCAGTACTGGTTGGAGTTGAATATCAAGCCGGAGTGGTTATCTTACAAGCAGATTGGCAAGCTGGAGCACAAGATGAACAGAATGAAAACGAAGTTAGATAGGCAATTTAAAAAAGACAGATATGGAGAATAGAAGAAACATCAAGAGAACGAAGAAGGGTGAAGGCGCAACGGTCAAGCTAGTTGGCATACAGATAGACAACGACCTGCTGCCTTTCCTCAACGCATTGCCCAACAAGTCACGGTTTATCAATGATTTGTTGAGGAAGAAATTTTTTGGTAAATAATTTGGTGGTTTCAAAGGAAAAGCGTACCTTTGCATCACTGAATGTTTAAAGTGGTCTCCACTTATTACCCCAGCGGCTCGACTTTTTCACCGCTGGGGTATTTTTTTTTGCTCATTTCCCGATTTACCCCGAAATTTGCGTTCTGTGCCGCTTACGTGGTAAGTACGTAAAACTATCCCCGAAAACAATTTGAGCCGTTTCTGCGGCAAATTCGCAAGAAATAAGGCTATTTTTTGTTGTACAGCACGTAATCAATAACCCTGCGGTTGGCTTCATCTACTCTCGATAGGTCTGCATTGATGTAGGTATCAGTTACTCGGACACCGAAAGAGTGACCCAGCGCAAGCGACACCACGTCCTTTTGTATACCAATGTTGAAGGCTATAGATGCCCACGTATGGCGAGCGTAGTACGTAGTAAGCCCTGGGCGCACCTTTGCGAGTTTCTTATTAATCATGACCGTTGCAACATCAACGTTCCTGAAATGCTCCGAGAAACGAAGCAGCTTCTTTTCCCCTTTGTACTTCTCGATGATTCGGAGAGCTTCGGGATGAAGAAGGATGGAGTAATGCCTACCAGTCTTCGCCCGGTCGTATTCCAGTCTACCACGGACGATATTCTCATTTGTCAAGGCGAACAAGTCACTCACATTAATACCAATCAGCAGGAACATCAGCAGGAACATGTCGACCAGTTCATCACCACCAGCTTCGAAGATAGAGCGGATTTCCTCAACGGACAAATCTCGCTTTTTCGTTGTCTCAAGCCGCAGACTGTACCTGCGGAAAGGGTAGTTTTTCGTCTGCTCATTATCAATCGCCAAGTTGAAGACAGCAGCGACACAGAGCATCCTGCTGGCTCTGGTATTCCTCGACAAGCCTTCCTTTGCCATGAACGCATCGAAATCTTCAAGCCAAGAGCGGTTAATCTCATCGTATGTAAGCAGAGCCGCTTTTTCCTTCCCAAGGAAAGCTTCAATCTTTGCCCAAGTATATTTATATCTGTTTATCGTGTTCTCTTTCAGATTCCTGCCCTCGTAGGCAATGAAGCCATCTCGAAGCAGGGCGACTTTTTCCCTTGCAGGCTCAGCTTCAAGCATGATTAAGTCCCGGAGTTCCCTAGCCGTAATGTCGCCACGGTATGTTTCCCTGCATTGCGCCTTCATCATCATTCTGTTGTAGAAATTAAGACGGTCAAGCAGGAAGTCGTTTATAGCATCACGATCCGGACGCTTTCGCACCTTGCAAGCCCTTTTATCCCATTCATCCTTTTTGCAGTATTGATTGAGGGATATGAAGGCAGTCCCACCATGGTGGTTGACAGCAAGCCGGATGGAAAACGTGCCATCCTGCCTTTTTACCCTTGTATCTAAATATAGTCTAAGTGTTGCCATAATTCCGTGCAGTATTTATTCAGTTTATTTTCAGCGTTAAGAGCCGCAATTGTGCAACATGGTGCATAATTGCGGCATTTTCAAGTTATCAGAGCATCAGAGAACCCCTTTAAACACTGAGAAACACAGTAAAGTTGTACTTAAAATCATAATCTTTTCCTTTCTTTTTTATGTTATTATCAATGTTATTTATAGCTTTGACG